AAACTATTGCGTTAGCTTTTTCAATTACTGAAGAAGCAATTGAAGACAATTTGTATGATAGACTTGCGTCTAGATATACAAAAGCATTAGCTAGATCTATGGCTAACGCTAAACAGGTTAAAGCAGCAAATGTTCTTAACAGAGCGTTTAACAGTTCATACACTGGTGGAGATGGTTTAGAACTTTGTTCAACAGCACACACAATTGTTGCTGGTACTGAGCAAAACGAACTATCTACTGCAGCAGACTTAAACGAAACTTCATTAGAGCAAGCATTGATTGACATTGCTGCGCTAACTGATGAAAGAGGTTTAAAAATTGCAGCTAAAGGAATGAAATTAATTATTCCTTCTGCGCTACAATTTACTGCTGAGAGACTTATGAAGTCTACTCAAAGAGTAGGAACAGCTGATAATGACATTAACGCGGTTAGAAATATGGGAATGATTCCACAGGGTTATACTGTGAACCATTACCTAACTGACACTGACGCGTTTTTCATTAAAACAGATGTACCAAATGGACTAAAACATTTTGTTAGAGCACCAATCAAAACAGCTATGGAAGGCGATTTTGATTCTGGAAACGTTAGATACAAAGCTCGAGAAAGATACAGCTTCGGCTGGTCTGACTGGAGAGGTATCTTCGGATCACCAGGTGCGTAATAACTAGATAAATTTGTGGCGGGACATAGTTCCGCCACATTTCTAAAATAGAAAGAAAAAATGAGAAAATTCCTAGTAAAAATCAACGCTTATCAATATCGCGCAAAATTTGAGGTTATAGCCGAAGATAATGTTGAGTCTATTGAGAATTCTATCCTTGACAAGATAGGAGAAAAAAGTGTAGAATGGGAATATCTTGGAGAAATGATGGATCCCAAGATGAATAGAATAACCTATGAGGAGGTTGTTGATGGTCGAAGACCTATACAAACAAAAGAGGTCCTTGGAGCTGAGGTGGCAGTTGGAGTATGAGCAAAGTGGAAAATATACTCTCAATATGGTCGAAATTGATAAAAAGATTAGAGAAGTTATCACTGAGATCAAGCTCGAAGAATCTAAGATTGCAGACCGAGAAAATGCAATTGTTAATGCCGCCCCACAAATTTCCGTGGCTACTTAAATAAACGCCACATCGCTGAAATCGTATATTTCTGTAAGGATCTCTTGCACTCTACTAAAAATTACTATATAAAAAAATCACTATACAATTAATTAAGAACATAGACGAGTATAGTTGACGGCCTAGAGACTATGTTCAAAAACTAGGAGAATAATTATGGCAAAAACAACTTTTTCAGGTCCAGTAAGATCTGAAGACACATTTAAAACAGTCAGTAAAGCGGCATCTACTGGAACGATTACTGAAGTCATCACTTTAGGTGATGGCCCTGTCACACTAGGAGATGAAGATACAACTCTTACTAATGCTACACATAGTGGAAGACTAATTGTAGTTCCAGCGATCACAGCAAATAGAACGATCACATTACCATCACCTGTTGCTGGCTCACACTTTAAATTTATTTACGGTGGCGCTGCAGAAGAAGCACAAAACGTTATCTTTGATACAGGTGCTGATGCTAATTATTTCATTGGCGGTGTTGTTCATGCAGATTCAAATGCTGATAATGTAACTATTTATTCTGATGGAAACTCTAACTCAAAACTAACTCTTACAGACTTTGGCGCTATGGAGATTAACATTATGGCTAAAGACAGTACTAATTGGTTAATTTGGGGCTACACAGAAGGTGCAGACGCACCTGCATTTGCAGACAATTAATAACTAATTAACTCGGGAGTGGGGTGTAATGACCCCACCCTTGAAAAGGAGGATTAAATTATGGCAGATTCAGTTTCAGCCGTCACACAATTCGATGGCGATAAAAAACTAATCACAACGTACACAAACATTTCTGATAATAGTGGTGGTACAACTACTATTGTAGATGTGTCAGGACTAAACACAAATCCAGTTGGAGCTTCTTGTTCCAGAGTTAGATTGAATAAAATATGGTATAATGTTTCTGTAACAGCACCTGTCGATGCTGTTAGATTATATTGGGATGCAGATACCGATGTTCAATTTTTAACACTTAACTATCAAGGTCATATGGACTTTAGTTCAATTGGTGGAATCAAAAATACTGAAGCAACAGGAGTAACAGGGGATGTTAAATTAACACTTCCAGCTGTTACTGCTGGAGATACGGCTAGCGTACACTGCGAGTGGATTAAAGTTTACGCATAGGAGGTAGCTCATGGCAAATACTACTTCTGGAACAGTAACGTTCGACAAAACATTTGCTGTTGATGATACAATAGCAGAAGCTTATGAACGAATTGGTTTACAAGCTACTTCAGGCTATCAATTAAAAACAGCTAGACGTTCTTTAAATATCTTATTTCAAGAATGGGGCAATAGAGGTTTGCACTACTGGGAAGTAGGCGACACTAATATTGATTTGGTCGAAGGTCAGGCTGAATACACTTTCTATAGAGCATCAGGAGATGGAACTTCTTCTACTACAAACGGTGGAACAAGTGGATCTTCGACTTATGGAGTAGCAGATATTCTAGAAGCAACTTATAGAACTGGAAGAACTGAAACTACACAAGCTGATTCTGCTTTAACAAAAACAGACAGAGCAACCTATTCTGGGTTAGCTAATAAATTATCTAAAGGAACTCCTTCTAGATATTTTGTTCAAAGATTTATCGATAAAACAACAGTCACTGTTTACCCGACACCTGATTCTACAGCAGCATCAAAAGACATGCACATCTATTTTGTAAAAAGAATTCAAGATGCTGATGCAACTTATACTGATGCAACTGATGTTCCATATAGATTTGTTCCTTGTATGTGTTCAGGATTAGCATTTTATTTAGCACAAAAATTTGCACCACAAAGAGTGCAAGAATTAAAATTATTATATGAAGACGAGTTAGCAAGAGCTTTGTCAGAAGATGGATCTTCTACAAGTACTCACATAACTCCGAAAACTTATTATCCGAGTACTTAACTATGCCATTTGCAAGAGGAAAATACGCTAAAGCAATATCAGACCGATCAGGGATGGAATTTCCATATTCTGAAATGGTTAGAGAGTGGAATGGTATGCTTGTTCATAGATCTGAATTTGAAGCTAAACATCCTCAGTTAGAAACAAGACATTATTCTGGAGATGGACATGGTTTGGCAGATGCAAGACCTGCAAGAGAAGAAAATGAAGTATCTAGAATGTTAGATCCAAATCCTTTTGAAACAATTGCAGCTAGTTCTGGAATTATAAATGTTTATGAAAAAAGTCATGGTAGATCTACAAGCGATACAGTAAGATTTAGAGGTCCTATTTGGACAAGTTCTGATTCTGATGCTTATCAAAATCCAACTGATTTTGATGGAATATCTGGATCTAATATAGCAAAATCTGCTGGCTACTCAATTACAATTGGAAAAAGAGATTCAGCTGGAGATATTACAAATACAGATGACTACTACCACTTTACTGTAGACACAAACACTGCTACAAGTGGAGGAATATCAGGAGGAGGCAATAGTTGTTCGGCTGGTCCGGCAACCATAACAGCATAATATGGCAGGATTTACTTATTCAACATTAACAACAGCAATTCAAAACTATACTGAAGTAGATACATCTGTATTATCTAGTACGATTACTGATCAATTTATTGATAATTCAGAACTTAGAATACAAAGAGATATTCCAATAGATGCTGATAGAAGAGATATGGTTGGTAATTTAGTTGCTTCAAAAGACAATTTTTATACTCCAGCAGGGACTTTATTTGTAAGAGGAATTCAAGTTTATACATCAACAACGGCAGCTACAGGAGCAAACAGCTGGTTAGAAAAAAAAGATATTAGTTATTTACGTGAATATGATGCTGCTGAAACAACGACTGGAACACCAAAATATTATGCAATGTCAGGAGGAGCTACAGGTTCAGGAGCCGCTTCTTCTGGAAGAGTTACACTTGTTCCAACTCCGAGTTCATCTTTTATGTACAAAATTCATTATAATGCTAGACCTCTAGGATTAAGCTCAGCAAATACTACAACTTACTTGAGTTTAAATTTTGGAAATGGTCTTTTGTATGCGTGTCTAGTAGAGGCATTTAGCTATTTAAAAGGACCAATGGATATGTTACAACTATACGAACAGAAGTATCAAGCCGAAGTACAGAAGTTTGGTGCAGAACAACTAGGAAGACGTAGAAGGGATGACTATACGGATGGGGAACCTCGTATACCAGTTCCAGCTCAAACACCGTAAGGAATTAAAATATGGCAACACTAACAACAAAAATAATAGAAGAAATTACATTAAATAATAACAGCTACAATAGTGAGAGATCATTAGATATTTCTAGCGTTAATGAAATTGTTAAAAGAATTGTTACAATTTCAACAACAGAAACAGGCTTATTAGGTTTTGCTACAGCTTCTTCAACAGATCTAGCAAAAAGTTATTTGGCAGGTCAGTTTGATGAAGATGATGTTAGATATATTAGAATTACAAATTTAGATTCAACAAATCACATTACGTTAACTTTTAGAGATGAAGATAGTACAGAGTTTGCAATTAAAGTAGACGCTGGTCATTCTTTTATTTATCCAGGTGATAATAGTGGTGGTGTTGTAGATACAATGCATGCGGGTGGATCTGCATTAACAGTATCATTTAATGATTTAGTAGATATTACAGCAACTGCAGATACATCTTCTGTTGATGTAGAAGTATTTGTAGGAAGCGCATAGGAGAATAAATGGCATCAAGTTATACAGGTCTTGGTACAGAACTAATGACAACCGGCGAAAATGCCGGTACATGGGGATCAACTACCAATACCAATTTACAAATTATAGAACAAATTTCTGGTGGTTATACTGAACAATCAATAGCGGGTTCGGCTGATACAACAACTTTATCTGTTTCTGATGGATCAGCAGGAGCTGTTCTTGCACATAGAATTATAAAATTTACTGGAACAATCACTGGAAACCAAATTGTAACAATTCCTTTAGATGTTCAACAGATGTATGTTTTAGTTAATGGTACATCTGGAGCTTATACCGTTCAATTTAAATATGCTTCTGGTTCAGGAAGTTCAGTTACGTTTGCTGCAACAGACAAAGGAACTAAACTTGTTTATGCAACAGCTGATCATGCAACTAATCCAAATTTAGTTGATACAGGTATTGCATCTACTGGAGATCATGATTTAGATGGTAATGAATTAATTTTAGACGCTGATGCGGATACAAGTATTACAGCAGATACAGATGATCAAATAGATATTAGAATTGCAGGAGCTGATGATTTTCAATTTACAGCAAATACATTTACTGCACAAGCAGGTAGTACGATTGCTGCACAAGCATTAACTGCTACAACAGTTACAGCTAGTGGAATTGTAAAAACAGACGACACTACTGAAGCAACTTCTACAACAGATGGATCATTACAAACTGATGGTGGATTATCTGTAGCAAAAGATGCTGTTATTGGTGACGATCTTAAATTATTAAGTGACTCTGCTGTATTAAGTTTTGGTGCAGATTCAGATACAACTTTAACACATACTGATGGCACAGGATTAACTTTAAACAGTGCTAATAAATTAACTTTTAGAGATACAGGTTTAACAATTGGATCTAATGCAGATGGTGATTTAGATATTGTATCGGATGGTACAGCAGTTGACTCTATTAATTTAGAATCTGCTGGTGGTATTACACTTGATGCAGGCACAGCTGGAAGTGGTATTATTTATGAAGATGATGGCACTGAAATGGCTCGTATTCATAATTCATCAAGCAATGTTATATTAGAAACAAAAGTTTCTGACGCAGATTTTTCAATTAAAGGTAATGATGGTGGTTCAACTATTACTCCTTTAACTTTTGACATGTCAGATGCGGGTAAAGCTACATTTAGTGGTAATGTAGTTGTAACTGGTGATCTTACTGTATCTGGTGATGACTTAACAATGGGTACTAATACTTCAGGATATGTATTAGTTGCAGACGGTACAAATTATAATCCAGTTGCAATATCTGGAGATGTTACAATAGCTTCTAATGGAGCAGTAACAATTGCTGCAACCTCTGTAGAAAGTTCTATGTTAGCGGGTTCAATTGCTGATAGTAAATTATCTACAATTAGTACAGCAGATAAAGTTGCAGGTGGTGCTATTCAAATTGATAGTGGTACAGATGGTACAAGTATTACATTAGCAGATACTGATAAATTTTTAGTAGATGATGGTGGTACAACAAAATATATTAATGCTTCTCAATTAAATACATATACAAGTGCTGCAGTTGCATTAGATAATATTTCTACAGGTGACGCAGCAGCTACTTTAGCAACTTCTGCAGGAGATATTACTATTGATGCACAAGGTAGCGATACAGATATTATATTTAAAGGAACTGATGGCGGAGCTGACACTACATTTTTAACTATAGATGGTAGTGCTGCAGGTGCTGCTACATTTAATGATAAAGTTATAGCAACAGAATTAGATATTTCTGGAAATATGGATATTGATGGTACATCTAACTTAGATGCTGTTGATATTGATGGTGCAGTTCAAGTTGATTCAACTATAACAGTTGGTGCAGATGATCAAGGATACGATGTAAAATTTTTTGGAGATACAGCAAGTGCTTATATGTTGTGGGATACTTCAGCAGATGATTTAATATTAGGTGGAGCAGCAGGACTTATTGTACCTGATGGTAAACTTACATTAGGAAGTACAGCTGTTAGT